TTACGCCGCTTTTGATGCTGGCGTTTTTTCTTTCAGTTCCATCGACTGCGCCCAAAACGTGACCGTGCCGGCGTGCTGCGCAAGGTGGCTCGGCGCGAGGTGCGCGTACTTCTGTACCATCGCGATCGTCTCCCATCCGCCAAGCTCTTTCAGTACCATCAACGGCGTACCGCGCTGTACGTGCCAGCTCGCCCACGTGTGCCGCAAATCATGCCAGTGGAAGTCGACCATCCCGGCCGCCTTGCAAGCGCGCGCGAAGTCGCGTTTGTCGATTTGCCGAATCAGCTTCGGCGGTCCGTCGCCACGCGTGAACTCTCGCGTGAAAACCAGACATGTCGCTGTCCGCATGCGCCGCTCGATGACTCCGATCGCATCCTGGTTGAGCGGGACCGATCTCGCGCGCTTCGACTTTGCTTCGGCGTGCGTGATCCACGCATTGCACTGCGCCAGATCGACCTGTGACACGTGCAGGCCGAACAGCTCTGACTCGCGCATGCCCGTTGCGACTGCCACGATTGCCGCATCACGCATCCACGGCAGCCGCAGTGCGTTAATCATGGTCGCGATGACTTCGGGCGTCTCCCACCGCACGCGAACGTCTGGTTCTTCGAAACGCGCCAGCTTCGGCACGCGATCGATCCATTCCCATTCGGCGCACAGGTTCAGCATGCGTCGGATCGTGTTGATGTATCGGTTACGCGTGCCGGGCGCCAGCGGACGCGCGGGCTTACCGTGGATCACCCGATGCGTTGGCAGTGCATCGAATATCTCGTCAGCGGTAATCGAACGAACTGCGCGTCCTTCGAACTGGTCACGCCAGTACGCGACATGCCGCAGCTTCCCGGCAATGTCTCGTTGACCCTCGCACAATCTCAGAAACCGGACCGCCGCTTCTTCGAACGTTCGATTCGGCACCTCGCCGAGCTTGTCCTGCCGCCACAGATCGGCCTTTAGCCGGTCGTGGTATTCCTGCGCTGCGCGCCTGTCCGTTGTTTCAGTAGACCGTCTAATTCTTTCGCCGCTTGGCGCGCGGAGGTCGATAAACCAGACCGCGGAGCCTTTGCGTTTGCGGATTGACATGCATTTTCTCCACCGACCCGCAGCGATAGCCGGGTCAGATTGTTGCGTTTTTCTCCGAGGTCGGCAAGCCGCGACGGCCAGACACGCCATATACGCGAGCCCGGAAGGCGGAAGCCAAGGTGGTGCCGCATTGCGAATACCGTGCTGTATGAGAGTTGCAGGCGTTCTGCGACTTGTTGCAGGGTGAGGGCGGTTTCGCTTATCTCATTCATCGTGTGTGCGGTCATGGGACACTGGTGGGTGAGTTGGACGAATTCGCGAAAACAGTTCTTCCACTTCGAATTCAATTTCATGCGCAAGAAGCGCATCAACAACCGCCGCACTGGTCACGAACTGCCGTGAGCCGTCGCTGAACGACAGGAGCCAGCCACGATGCTCAACCATGACAAGTTGATGGGCCATGTAGAGCGGCGGCAAGCGATCGAGCCATGCCTGCACATCACTACCCGGCCATATCGCGCGCAGCATGCTAGGGAAATGAAGCGGGTATGGTTCGGCAAGTGCAGCGATCATCGAACACGGGTTGGGATAGACCTGAAAATTCGTACCGGTCAGATTGCCGGGGGCGGCAACGTCCTTGAAAATCGAATGCGCGGCTTTGGTTGCCTCCTTAGCCGCATAAGCTGTAGCCTTTGCCCCGCATCCATTCATCGGTGCGGGGCTTTTTTGTGCTTCTGTCACGGTCGCTTCCTCCGTAGGTATCGACTCAGGTGCGGGCGCTTGGCTCGCATAAGGCAGCGTTTCTGGTTCGCGCGCTAGAGACGTGTGTGTGACGGCGCCCACCCATCACCCGAACGCCCGCGCCTGAGCGGACTAGGGGGCGCCGTGCGAGCGACCGCACGACGCGCGAGGTCAAACCGTGTGCGTACCTTCGACGCCGCGACGCATGCGGGACAGGGTGCGATGCTGCAACCAGTGCTGTGCTTCTTCGATCTTCGTCAGCGCAAGCGCGTTTTCACGGCAGGCAAACGGACCGGCCTGAAGCGAGCGCAGACGGTCAGCGACTATCGCGAGCAAAGCTTCGTGTGTGATGCCGTTGACGCCGACTTCAGAGATGGGACCATTCTGAAATTCAATCAATGTGGTTCGGTTTCCACTCTTGCCGACGTAGCCGTCAATTGCGTAAAGGTGATTCGCGCCGCCCGCACCGGGATCGTCAAGTACGTCGATGCTCAGTTGGTCGTTTTCCGGGTTGACGACGTGATCGGTGATTGTACGCATAGGATTCCTTTGTGAATTGAGAGGAAAAAACGGGCGCTGTACGAGCCGCCCAAAGTGCGCCGCTCCGAGGGAGGTTGCCGGCGGCGCGTCGGCGTAGAAACTGAAAAAGCAGGGCGCCGAACAGGCCGCCCCTTCCAGACCAATCGCGTACGGGGTTACGCGATGGAGACCACTGCTACAGCCCGCGTTAGCTGGGTTTCAATCCATTCAGCAGCGGGAGCGATTGTTAGGCGGCGCGTGCTTGCACGCGCGCAGCTCGTCCATTCGCTTGGCGATCATCAATGTGTCAATCAGTTCGCGATAAGCCTTATCGCCAGCCGAATCGAACTGGTGTGACGCGCACAGCACGCCCTTCAGCATTACGAATTCATCGCAGTTGCCGCGAAAGTTTTCGATGATGGATTGCGTACGTTCCTTCTTTTCCACAGTTGTTTTCCTTTGCGTTGTGTTGGTCAGGCGGTGCGCGCGGAAACCGGCAACGTGATATTGAATTCTTCGTCGTCACCAAAGCGGATTGAGCAGGCGCAAGCGATGACGATCACGTAGATGCAAATCTTCCAAAGCGGCATCGGCTTTTCTTTCATTGCGCGCCTCACAGGTCGAGCGGGGGCGCGATGGCGCAGCCGAGCAGGTACAGGCCGAACAATGCAACGAGCCGCACCCACACGGGAACACTGGCAGATCGGCATTCAACTTGAAAATTCGTAATGCTTAACATTAAGGCTTCTCCTATGACGGGGAAGGGAATATCAAGATGGGATTCAGGAAAGGAGAAGTAAGCTACCTGAAAACACTAAAACAACATGAGGGCCAAATGTTTTCCCGAGTGCTATACAGAGACGATGAGTTGACGCTTGCCATACGGTGGTACGGACTGGGACGTATCTACGTCAAGTCCTACGGATACTCACAAAGTGCGTATTCGTCGCAAAGGCGTTTCCTCGCCCGAGTGATGATGCGTTTGAAGCAGCGAGGTCATAAGGTGCGGCCACCTGACGACGCTACTCGTCTTTTTTTCCGTGCCTACGCTGACGGCCTGATGAAAGGGCGGTCCCATAGCTACCCGTGGGTGAATTGGTTCGAGCGTGGTTCAGAAAGAGTTGCAGATGACTTTATTGCGCGGAGCCAAGCAACAGACACACGCGACAATCTGTAGCGTGTCGCCGCAGTTCCTTTCTTGAATCCCATCTTGTGAAAGAGCAAGCCGGCTCAACATCGGCCGACGGACAGGCGGTTGTGTGTTTCGGTGCCTGTCTATCGCATTGCGATATGCGAATATTAGGCATAGCCTACGCATGTGTCAAGGCATTGCCTATGAATCTGTGTTGTGTGGCCTACTCGTTACGGGGGGCAGCGTTCGGACAATTCGGCGAACGTCCGGGCCAATGCTTGCAGGGCGCGACGGGGTTGTTCGGCATACATGCCGAGAATGTCAACTTGGTCCGTACCGTCCTGCATGGCACGAATAAGAATAATGTCGGTGCTTGGGGTATCGGTGCCTACTCGATCGGGGGGGCGTGCACGGACGCGTGGCTTGAATTGAAGAACCGTCACATCTTTCCCGTGCATTCGAAAGGTTGTGCGCGTCGCACGACGCGCCAATGGATCGGTTGGCGGGGGCGACGATCAAACTAAAACGGGAGCAGATTTTAGTGCTAATTGTCGAGGTTATTAAGTTTTTTGTAATGATCTCGATTGTTTTAGTACAAGTACGAATTCTATTTCGGTCAAGTGCTTATTGTTTCAAATATTGCACGTGTTTATCGAGAATGAGACCTATTTTCGTAAAGAGGCGATTTTTCGATCGAGCTGCCCTGGTTTACCGGCCCTCAGGACGCTTTCTTGGTGGGGGGCGATAGCGACGCCCCGACGTTGAAGCTGATTCGCCTAGCTGACGGCGAACCGCTTGCAGGCGTCGCTTGCAGCAACAATTCCAGGGCTTGAGCGATACGCTCGATTTCTTCGGTTGAACGTCCTTCTAACACGCGAGCGATGCGGTGGAGGCCGGCCGGCATCGACGGTTGATTATCGTTTTCAGATTCGTCACCGCTGATCCACCAGTTCATTGTGTGGCCGAAAATTTCGACCAGCCGCGGCAAGTGTTTTTTCGCAATTCTCCCGAATTTGAGCCAATCGTAGACGGACGGAGGCTTAACGCCGAAAAGGCTCGCCACGTCAGCAGGGCTCATGTTGCGCGCATCCATTTCGGCCCGCAGCCGATCGCCGATATGTTCCTGAGAGTTGGGTATCGTTTCCATGGAGGCATTAGGCAACGCCGAATACCAATCGGCAATGCCTTTACAAATCTCTAGGCAATGCCTAAGATGCACCTCTATGGAACATTTCGAACCAATCGAGCGAGCTTGCGCGGAGGCAAGAGGCGTCACACGCTTCGCAGCTTTGATCGGCGTGCGTCCGTCGACGGCGCATGAATGGCTCACGCGCCGCCGTCCGGTACCCCCGAAGAAGTGCGTAAAGATCGAGGCGAGTTTCAAGCAAGTCGGCGTAACTCGATGTGCGCTACGTCCCGACGACTGGTTTGAACACTGGCCCGAGTTGATTGGCGCCCCCGGATCGCCAGCGATCCCCGAAGCAATGTCGCTGTCGAGCGCACTGGAGGATCGGTGACGTTTTCTTCACGACCAATTCTTCGCCGTGGCGGCGGCAAATTCCGTTTCGCACGACGGCTCAAAAAGCATCTTTCACGCTGGCTCTCAGCGCTACCCACGTGCCTTCAATTTGTCCGCCTGCATCGAGCAAACAGGCGGCGCGATTGTGGTGAGACGCACTCTCGTCAATCCGGGCTCGACATGTGAGGGCATCTTATGAAGAAAAAATTGTTGGGCGGCGCATCGTTCGCGATTCGGTGGTCATCCCGCGCGTGCGCCGCGTTCATATCTACGAGGACGTGCTTACCCGTAACGTTTTTTCATGGCAATGAAGCCGTGCGCGAAAGCTTCTTCGATAGTGGGAAGCGCTACGTTCGGCTGCCACAAGTCGTCTGCGGGACCAGTCTCCATCAAGGCTCTTCCCTCAAATCGCCACATGGGTTGACCGTTCCGGAAGCAAGCGGGGCGAACCGCCAGCATGGATGTCCATTGCTCAGGTCCTTTGCCGCGCACAAAGGATTCGCCGCGAAAGTACCGGCATCCGGTTTGATGCTCAATTGGGCCGTAGTCATTGAGCCATGCGGCCTTGGCTTCCTTGCAGGCTTCCTCAAACGAACTGGTAAGACCAATCTGGCCCGAGCGTCGCGCTTCGAAATCGTCAATTGGCCGACCGTTTGGAGTCACAGCATTTCGAAGCGCCTGCCACTGAATACCGTATTCGCCCGAACCGTAGCAATTGGGCGTTACAAACACCGTCCACTCGTTTGCATCAAAGAAAACTTCTTGGTTTTCGTCCATACGCGGCCTCGTAGTTGTGGTTTCGCGATCACAAGGATCACGCGCGATTCTACAAAGCAATTCATCAGTCAAATCTCAAAAAAGGAGGCGAAATGGCTAAGAACTCGATCGATGCCTACGGCGCGAAAGGGAAAACGAACACACTGTATTTCGACCCGGAAGACCTGACGCTTGTCGAAGATCCGGCGCACCCGCTCTATGACGAGCGCGTGCATATGCCGATCAACGAAAGCATGGTGCTGAACATCATGTTCCAAGGCGTGTTGCAGGCGATCGAGGTAAGCAAGAACCCGGAGACGGGCGATATCGAGGTCGTCATGGGGCGGCAGCGTGTGAAGAACGCGCGGGAAGCGAATCGCCGACTGATCGAGCAAGGCCGGGAGCCAGTGTTGGTGCCGGCGAACGTGCGCAAAGTCGCACGTGCACAGCGCGCGCTCGACCTGTCGGCCGCGACAGCGAGTGAAAACGCAATCCGCCAGCAGGAAACGCCTATGACGACCGCGGCAAAGATGGCGCGTCAGGCGAATATGGGACGTGGCGACGAAGACATTGCCGTGATCTTCGGATGCAACGTCGCGACGGTACGCTCAACGCTTGCGCTTCTCGACTGCTGCGAAGCGGTACAGAAGGCTGTGGACAGCGGTGAAATTCTGGTGACGCACGCGCGCGCACTGGCGAAGGTGCCGCCGGCCGAGCAGCGGGCGAAGGTGCGCGAGTTGAAAGAGGCGGGCGCAGGCAAGAAAGGGCATGCGCGATCGCGTGCACAGCGGGCCGTGATGGACGGCGGCGCGGTCCGGATGCGTTCGAAGGCCGAGATTCGTGCGGAACTGGAGAAGGCGGCCGGCGAGCGCGCGGACGCGTTGCGGTGGGTGTTGGGGCTCGACAGTCAGCCGCCAGGACAACAGGCGGCCGACAGTCGGCAACTGACCATCGAGGATGCGACGTGACGTTGTGTTGTTTCTCGTCAGGCGTGAGCCAACTCGTGCCGTGGTTCGATGCGCTTTTGAATCTCCCGTCCGTGGTCGCGTTCTGCGACCTTCAAATCGTACGTGGCCTGCAAGTTGAGCCACGTTTGCGCATCGCCGCCGAAGTACCGTGCGAGACGCAGTGCGGTATCGGCCGTGATGCCGCGCCGTTCGCGGACGATATCGTTGATGCGGCCGGCGGTGACGCCGAGGGCGTTTGCCAGTGCATTCGCGCTCATTTCCAGCGGAACGAGGTAATCCTCCCGAAGAATTTCGCCCGGATGGACCGGGCGCATACCGTTTTTAAACCGGGTCATTTCAAGCTCCATTCAGTGATAGTCGGCGATTTCCACATCGGCCGGGCCTTCATCGCTCCACGTAAAGCACACGCGCCATTGACTGTTGATTCGCACGCTGTACTGACCGAGGCGATCGCCTTTCAGCGGTTCGAATCGATTGCCCGGCGGCGACTTCATCGCGTCCAGCGTGGCGGCGTTGTCCAACTGCGTCAGGCGGCGCATTGCCACGTCAGCGATGTTGGCGAATCGGGCGCAGCGTCCGGTTTCGAAGAGCTGCCGCGTGTCCTTGCACTTGAACGATTGGATCATGGATTGATTATATACCGTTTGCCGGTAAACGGCAAACGCGGTGCGGCGGCGCGGGGAGGCTGGCATGAGGGTTAGCGATGTGCTGCGCCGGATCGGCCGGCCGATCTCGTACTACCCCGGCTTGGCGCACATCCTTGGAAGCGTCAATGCGGCGGTGCTGTTTTGTCAGTTGTTCTATTGGCAGGACAAGACGACGCACGAACTGGGTGTCCACAAGACTTCTGATGAGCTACGCAAGGAAACGGGGCTGTCCTACGAGGAACAGCGGACAGCGCGTCGGCTGCTGAAAAAGGCGGGCGTTCTGGTCGAGACGGAGAAGCGGCTGGAGCACAAAATCTATTTCAAGATAGACGAGGATGCGCTCGAACGGATCATCGAAACCTCGGCCGAGCAGTCCCCGCCGGACCCCAAATCCGCCGAAGCGGGAAACTCGAATTCCCGGAATGGGGAAAGTCCATTTCGGGAAACGGGGAACCTTGAATCCGGGAAATCGGGAAACTCCAGCCCGCCGACCGGGCAACCCCCTGACGGCGGCGCGGGCGATGCCCAGTCCGTATATACAGGCATAGATTACTGCATAGATTACAAGCAGCAGCAGCGCGCGGGCGCGCGCGACGGGGCTGTGGACAACACGACGGCCGGGGCGCTGCTGCTGCCCGATGGTGAGAACGGCGACGAGCAAAACCGAACCGGCGGCGGCCACGACGCGTCCGCCGATGCGCCATCGGCCGACGAACGCGCAGCGCTCGAACTGCTGCGCACGCTCGAAGCTGCGCGCGGTGCTGGTGTCGGCATTACGGCGGCACGCGACCTGTCGCACGTTCGCGGTTGGCTGGCGTCCGGCGCGACGCTTGCCGACCTAAGCGCCGCCTACCGGCGCGCGGTGGCGGCGCGGGGGCGCGACAAGGACCGGCGGCCGGTCAACGCCGGTTTTCTCGGGCTATTCGTTGACGAAGTGCGCGCCCCGGCTGGACAGGGACAAGCGCAAGCCGATTCCGGTGAGTGGTGGGAGTCGGCATCCGGAACAACCGTGCAGGGTGATCGCGTCGGCATCCAGCAGCGCGAAAACGAACCCATGCCTGATTTTCTCGTCCGCGTTGCGAAGGCTTCGGGCCGTGGCCCGTGGATCGATCACGTATTGCGTGAGGCTCGTAAGGGCAACGCTGAGCGATTCCAACAGATTCTTCAATTCTTCGGTGACGCGATGTTGCCGGTGGACTTCTAAGCATCGCGAGAAAGCGACCTATGGAAAATTTGAAATCCCTTACATCAGGAAACTGGCACGTTGCCGACTGTGTTTTTCGTTCGGCGGGACGGCTCGGAATGACCGTTGAGCAAATCGCGAACGCAGCGAAAGTGACCGTAGATACGGCGAAAGGTCGTGTTCGAAATCTCATCGGGCTCGGGTACTTGAAGCGCGTTGGAACTGAGCGGCCGGCAGCGTACCGCTGCTATGTGCGCGAATTGCCCGCGCCAGTCGAAACGAAGCATGAACGGCAATTGCGGCTTGCCGAGGAAGCGATGCGCACGCAGGCGGACGCGATTGCACATACGGCCGCGATGGTTGATCGGATGTGCCGGTGCGGTGTGACACGATGAAACGCACAACCTCAATTCGTCGAACAGGCTTCAAACGGAAACCGAATTCGCCGTTCAGCAGCTTGTCGAGCAGTTCGACGCTCAAGCGCCGCAAGGCGATCGTCGCACGCATCAAGCGACCAACAGTCGCAGAAGGATCGAAGTATCTGGCCGCGTGTCGAGGTGAACCGTGTTACCTGAATGTGTGTTGTCCGTGGACCGAATGGGCTGACTCGTCCGTTGTTCCGTGTCACTCGAACCAGTCGAAGCACGGGAAGGGCGCAGGGATGAAGGCGGACCATCGCTTCACGGTTCCGGGTTGCGCGAGGTGCCATGTGTGGCTCGATCAAGGTCCGGCGGCGCGCGAACTGAAAGTTTGGGTGTTCGATGGCGCGCTTGCACGATGGGAGCCGGTACGCGCTCGAAAGATGGGGTTGGAGGTAGAGGCTGAATGAACATGACGGTACAGGTTCCGTGCGGCGTGGCGCACTACAAGCGCAAGTCGAACCTTGGCCCGGTGGTCGCGTACGAGCGCACGCGGCCCGTCACAACTCGTGTGTTTCGCATTGCACGCTTGTCGAGCGGCGCGGACAAATCTGTCCAGGTGGATGCATTCATTCCGGTGCGGGACCGCGAGCATATCGCAACTGATGACGAGCGGTGGATCAATCTGGATGTGTTCCGAACGGTCGCGCATGCGCATCTAAATCGCCGCACGGTTCGGCTCTTTCTCGAAAGCGGCGAAGACGAATGGACCTTTGAGGAGGAGTGGTGAGCGCGCACCTGTATATCACGATGGCGGACGTACCCGACCGGGCGCGCATTGCATTGGTCAAGCGGCGCGACGCAATGCGGGGCGACACACTGGTGTCGTTTCGGCAATGTCCTGTGACCGGCCGTGAAGCGGCGAACGGAGAAATCGAATTCCCGTTCCCGCGCTCGCTCGAAATCCGGCAAGGGCTCGAATTCTGGTTGGAGTATTGGGGGATTCCGTGGCGCGTGCTTCCTTGATTTTGACCGCGCGCCCGCGGTCCCTCGCGCGCGCGCGCGCATTTTGGCGCGTGGATCGCCGGGAGGCGCGGTGACGACGTTTCAACCGCTGCCCGAAAGCTGCGTGAACTGGAACGAAGTTTTCGTGCAACTTCGGCGCGCCGGTTATTCGGTTCTCGATATCGAACACTTCACGGGCATTCGTCACAGCACGTTCATGGGGTGGAAAAACGGCGGTGCACAGCCGAACCATCCGAACGGCGAACGCATGATTGCGTTTTGGTCGCAAGCGCTCGCCATGTCGCGCGACATGCTGCCAATGCGTCCAATGGAATACTCGGCCGCGAAGATCGCGCGCCCCCGCCATCGCTCGCGTTCGTAATCCTGTCGGGAAACCGACAACGCGCGCCGTCGATACTCGCCCGGCTATTCCCCATTTCTCTTACAGGAGGTCCATTCATGGCAACGGCAGGCAGGAAACGAACGGTTCTCACGCCGGGCGGGCAGGACGCCGCGACGCAGGACGACCAGGACATGCAGGACAGGCGCGAAACGACCGTGGACGACGGGCCGCCCCTCACACGGCCGAGCCGAAGCAAGTACATCAATCAACCGGCAAGCGCGGTCGATCCGAAAGAGATCGTGGCCGCCGTGCTGACGAAAGACGGCTGGGTCGTGCCGGACCTGTCCGCCGGGAGGGGGTAAGAATGTGTGGCGGTGGTCCGGATATTGGGCCGGCATCCGATCCGGCGGAAGAACGAAGAAAAGCCGATGCGGAAGCCGCGAAGGCGGCAAATGCTCGGACGGCCGAGCTTCGCCGCTCACGTCAGCGTCAGTCGCTGCTGGCGGCAGGCGCGGGCGGCGGCAACGGCGGCACTCCCTCAACCAATAGCGTGCTTGCATACGGTAAGGACAAGCTAGGGTCATGAGAAACGAACCTGTCGCCGTCGAGCTGTTGCGTCGCCTGCAAGGCATGCGTTCGATTCGCTCTGCGCTGGAATCGGTGTGGCTCGATTGCTTCGATTACAGCTTCCCGATGCGGGGCAATGGTCTTTTCGGCAACAAGGACGACGCGACGAGCATGCAGGCGAAGCGCGCGCGCCTGTTTGATGGCACGACGACGGATGCCGGGCGAACGCTCGGCGCTGCGCTTATGTCCGGCGCAACGCCGAGCAATTCGCGATGGTTTGGTCTGAGCGCCGGAAACGATACCGATGAGGAAAAAGCGTGGTTCGATGAATCGGCGCAAACCGTTTGGGAAAACATTCACGCGAGCAACTATGACGCGGTGGGGTTCGAGTGCTGCCTAGACATGGTGCCGGCCGGTTGGTTCGTGATGTATATCGACGTCGATCGGGAAGTCGGCGGATTCAAATTCGAACAGTGGCCGATCGCCGGCTGTTACATCGCGGCATCGAAGCCGGGCGGTGCGGCCGACACATGCTTACGCGTCTATGAACTGTCGGTCGAGCAGGTCGTAAACGAATTCGGCCTCAAAAACGTGACCGATAAAACGCGCCAGTTGTACGAGCAAGAGAAGTACGACGAGAAGGTGCAAATGCTGCACGCGATCTATCCGCGTCACGTTCATGTCGTCGGAGCGCTGCGTGCGCGCAATATGCCGTTCGCGTCAGTCCATATCGAGGTTGGCGAGAAGCAGGCAGTACGCGAATCCGGGTATCACGAATGCCCGTTCGTCGCGCCGCGTTGGTCGCTCGTTCCTGATTCGCCGTATGCGATCGGCCCGATGTTCGATGCGCTGCCAGACGCGAAGCAGCTTAACCGGCTGGTGTATCTCGAAGACAGCAACGCCGAAATGGCGATTTGCGGCGCGTGGATCGCGGAAGACGACGGCGTGCTGAATCCGCGTACGGTCAAGATCGGTGCGCGCAAGATCATCGTCGCGAATTCGGTTGACAGCATCAAGCCGCTGACAACGCCGGGCAACTTCGAACTGTCGTTCACGAAGAAAGCGGACTTGCAACGAGCGATCCGGAAAACGCTGATGGCTGACCAGTTGCAGCCGCAGGACGGGCCGGCCATGACCGCAACGGAAGTACATGTCCGCGTCCAACTAATCCGGCAATTGCTTGGGCCGATCTATGGCCGCCTCCAGGCGGAGTGGTTGCAAGGCATGGTCGCGCGTTGCTTCGGGCTCGCGTACCGCGCGGGAATCCTGACGCCGCCCCCGCAGTCATTGAGTGACCGTGAATTCCGCGTCGTGTTCATCAACCCGCAGGCGATGGCGCAGAAGCTGGAAGAAGTGTCCGCCGTCGAGCGCACGGTTACGTCGGTGGGTGCGGTGGCGGCAGCGAAGGGCGACCAGGCCGTGTGGGACAACATCGATACAGATGAAGCCGTGCGGGTCATCGGCGACGGGCTCGGCGCTCCGAACAAGATCATGCGCCCGTCGAAGGCCGTTGAAGCGCTGCGCGAACAGCGCGCGCAGGCAGAGCAACAGGCGAAACAGCAGGCGATGCAGCAAGAAATGATGCAGCCAGCGGCACAAGAAATCGCGAAAAACTTGGCGGCAGCATGACCGAACCTGAAATCTACAAACAGATTTTCGAAGACGACAGACGCGGCGCGGCGATTCTCGAAGACCTGACGCTGATTTTTGCACGCCCGGCCGTGACGACGGGCGGCATCGACGCGATCTTGCAAACGTACGTTCGCGACGGACAACGTCGCGTCATCGAATACATCGTCAATCAAATCAATCGCGCCAATGGCGTACAGACTGAGAACGGAGAGTGATATGTCTGGAAACTCACAACTCGGCCCGAACGGCTGGCAAGCAACCGGCGTACCGCGCACCGATCTTTCGGCGGTCGCGATTCCGTATTTTCGCGGTCAGCCGCCGGACGGGATCGGGCGCAGTCGCGATCGTTCGGTTGATCCTCATACGCTGACGATTTACGAGAACACAGACGGAAAGTGGGCGCCAGTCGGCGCGGCCGGCGACGTGACCGTGCGGAACGCGAACGGAACTGTTTCCCGAACGCTGCCGTTGGTCGATGGCGTCGTGACGCTCGCCGAAGCCGACGCAATAGTCGCGCACGGGCAATCGCTCGCGTTGCAGAACTCGGCGGGCACGGGACAGTCCGGCGTCGCACAAACGGCCGTAATCGCTAATGGTGTGATGACGGCATCGCGTCTCACGAATTCGACCGTTGCCGCGATCAAGAACGGCGACACGGTGCCGTTGCAGAAATCGGACGGCTCAGTGTCGAGCGGTAACGCAACCCTCAACAGTCCGGCTAAGGCAGTCGTGGCGGGTGGTTCCGTCACCGCCGTCCGGGCGTCGGCATAAGGAGAATGCAATGCGATTCTGGATGCGTAGGTATGTTTTCATGGATGCGGCGAGCGACGGCGACGGCGGCGGCGCTGGCGGCAGTCCTGGCGGTGGTGGTGCTGGCGATGGCGGCGCGGGGGGCGCTGGCGGTACACCGGTTGGCGGTGGCGCTGACGGTGGTGCGGGTGGCGCATCGGCGCTCGCAGCGGGCGTGCCGGGTGCCGGCGGCGCGCCGAATTTCGATTTTGTACCGGAAAAATTCCGCGTCAACAAGGATGACGGCACGTTCGATATCGATTCGTCGTCGCGCCGGATGGCTGATGCGTATAAGAATCTCGAGCGCCGTATCGGCGAGGCGCCCCCGGCGGCGGCGACGGATTACAAGGTCACGGTTCCGGACGCGATGAAGGAGGCATTCGACCCCGCGACGGACGACGGATTCAAGACATTTGCCGGCAAGATGCACGGCTTGGGCCTGACACAGAAACAGCTTGATGGCGTGATGGAATCGTATTTCGAACTCGCGCCGAAGCTGGTAGCTGGCGCGGCAATGCTCGATGGCGACACCGCAAAATCGCAGCTTGAACGCGCGTGGTCGTCCCAAGGTGGCTTTGCGCATCAAGTCGGCAACGCGTACAAGGGCGCGAGTGCGCTTGCTGCGAAAGCTGGGCTCAACATCGATGACCTGATGCGGCCCGACCGACTCGGAAACAACGTCGACTTCCTCATGATGATGGCCGCTATCGCGCCCGAATTCGGCGAGGATCAAAGCGTCGGCGGCGTGTCGATCGGCGGCGGTATGACCGAAGAAAAGGTCGAAGAACTGATGCGCAGTGACGCATACAGGAACATGCGCCACTCGGATCACGAACGCGTTAGCGGGCAGGTCCGCGCATGGTTCGAGAAGAAGCACGGAACGGCCGCAGTCGGATAACGGCATTCCATCAACCCAAAGCAGGCCCGCCATTGCGCGGGCCTTTTCATTTTCTGTCGGGAAACCGACAGCGGACCCGAATGAATATCGCATCCATTGGCCCGCGTGGCGAGCGGATAACCACTGAATGCCTTCCCTGTCGCGACGGTAGCCGGTCGCGCGGGGCGAATGTAGGGCGGGCCCGGAAACGGACAACCCGAAAGGCGAATTCCGAGTCATCACCTTTCAGGGGATTTTGAAATGTCCAACACGATTACCAATGCGTTCGTCCAACAATGGGACACGACGATTCGCTTGCAGGCGCAGCAATCCGAATCGCGGTTCGGGAACGCCGTTACCGATCGGGGAAACATCACGGGCGAGTCGTTCACGGCGAACCGCTTGGCGCCGCTCGAAGACATGCCGGAAAACACCGTGCGTCACGGTGACACCGAATGGTCGGAAGCCGACCACTCGACGCGTATTGCGCTGATGCGGGACTTCTATCAAGCGCTGCCGGTCGATCGCAACGATGAACCCAAGTTGCTGGCAAACCCGTTGAACGGGACGTACATGCAATCGCTGATTGCGGCACACAACCGACGTAAGGACAAGATCATTTTCGACGCCGCTATCGGCGTGTCGCAGTCGAAGGAAGGTGACTTGATCGTCTTGCCGCCGCCGCAACACATCACGGCCGGCAACACGGGCATGACGAAATCGAAACTGCTTACCGCGCGGAAGATTTTCCGGGCGCAGGAAGCCGACCAGCACAACGGCGAAGAACTGTTCATCGCCTTCAACTCCGAAATGCTGGAAGACGTCTTGGCCGATACGACGCTGACGAGCGCGGATTTCATGGCCGTCAAGATGCTGCAAGACGGAGACATTTCCGGAAAGTGGCTGTCATTCAACTGGATTCCTTACGAGCGGTTGCGGATCGACGGCAACACGTACACGACGGCAGTTTGGGCGAAATCCGCTATCCACTTCGGCACGGGCTTCACGGAAGGCAAGGCGAGCCGACGGTCGGACAAGAAAGACCTTATGCAAGTCTCGATGGCAGCGTCGCACGGCGCGACCCGCGTCGAGGAAGAAAAGGTCGTTTCAATCGATTTCGTCTGATTGCAACGTTGCCCGCGTAGTCGGGCCGTCAGTCCATTTACTTCAAGAGGAGTCGAGCATGTCGGAAATCAACACGGCGCAGGCAGCAAAGCTGATTGCAGGTAAGAAGCTTTCGCCGCACGAACAAGGCGGACGAAAGCGCATCCTTGCGTCGAAGATGCCTGACGCGTATGCGCAACTGGAGATCGGCGATACAGTTTTCATCGGTCGCGTGCCGGTTGGCTCGCGCTTCACGCTCAACAGCGTGGTTGGGTGCGCGGCCGGCCGAGCGTCCGCCCTGTTCGATATCGGCGCCCGGTCGAGCGCAACGGGCGTCGTAATCGCAGCAGATGGTATCGCGGCCGGTGTGAACGTCGCCGCGGCAGGGGTGAAGCCCGCGAATACGGGCGTTCTGATCGTGGACGGCGCGGAGTACATCACGAACGAAATCGTTGATGTTTTCGCGACCGTACGCGGTGCGCCGATCCCGGCAAATCAGGCGATCAAATTCGAAATCGAGTACGTGACCGACTGACCGTCGCCCGCACATCGCACGCTTGCGCGTGGTTCTTCGATGGGGGCGCCATGCCCCCGTTTTCACTTTGGGCGTGACCATGACGACCGCAGTAACAATCTGTTCCAACGCGCTGCTGGAACTCGGCGCCGATCCGATCAACAGCTTTACCGAAACGAAGCACGCGCGCATGTGCCAGAACCTTTATCCGTCACTGCGCGATGACTTGTTGCGGTCGCATTACTGGAAGTGTGCGACACGGCGCACGATCTTGTCGCCGCTCGAAGAAAGGCCGGATTGGGGATGGCGCTATGCATTCAAGTTGCCGGGCGATTGGTTGCGCACGGTGCAGGTTGGCGAGAATCGCCGGCCGGACCCGTACGAGCAGGAGGGGATGAACCTACTGTTGGACACGAACATTTGTCGGCTCAAGTACGTTTGGCGAAACGAAACGGAAGCATCTTGGACACGCAACCTTGTGCGCGTCGCTGAAGTCTCGATGGCCGCGCGCGTCGCATACGCCGTCACGAAATCAACGACAGTGCGCGACAGCAAGCTACAAGAGGCAGCGTACGAGTTGAAGATTGCCAAGGCGATCGACGGCCAGGACAACCCGCCCGAAGAATTCGACGCCGGCACGTTGATCGAATCGCGGTATTGATGGGAGACGTATGCCGAAGTTGGACTTAATCCAAACGAATTTTACGGCCGGCGAAGTCTCGCCGAAGTGCTACGGGCGCGTAGACGTGACGCGCTATCAGAACGGCGCGGAGTCGCTGGAAAACTGCATTGTCGATATTCAGGGCGGCGCGAATCGGCGCATGGGTACGCTGATGGTGCAGCCGACCCGCCAGCACGATCGGCGCTCGATTCTCGTTCCGTTCGTCTTCAGCGTGACACAGGCGTACATGCTCGAATTCGGGGATCGGTATATGCGCGTCTTCGTGGCAAGCGGCGGACAGGTTCAGGCCGGCGGCGTGCCGTACGAGATTGCTACGCCTTGGACGGAGGAAATGTTGTCCTCCATCGACTTCACTCAGGGTGCGGACACGATGTTTGTTTTTCACGTTGACGTACCTACGCACGTTCTACGGCGACTCGCGGCAGACGTGTGGTCCCTTCGAACGGCACCGTGGGTTGTCGAGCCGTTTGACGAAATCGGCGACCGGTTCGGAGTGGTTCTGACTGCTTCTGATCCGTCTGCCGGGACTGGTCGGACGTTCACGGCGAGTGAAGGAATCTTCCTGCCGGCCGACGTTGGCCGGCGCATCACGGGGGAAGGCGCGGGACTGGCGGTCATTACCGGCTATGTAAGCGATACGGTAGTGAAAGGCAACATTGACGAGCCGTTCATGTCGGCTGTACAGGAGCGGAACAAATGGGTGCTGGAAGGCTCGCCGCAATCGAACCTAACCCCGTCCGCGGCAAAGCCGGTTGGGGCGTCAATAACGCTGAGTTTCGATCGCACAACGGTTGTCGTTCCGGGGCCGTGGAAAGCGATTACCGGGCTTCGAAGCGAATCCGCAATGTTCGTCACGAATGCAATTGCCACAGTACCGGGACATGGCTTCATGGACGGTTCGACGGTCGAGATTGCAGGATGCGTGCCGGAAATCTACAACGGCTCGCGCGAGATTCGGGTAATCAATCAGGATGTTTTCAGCTACAGCCTGCCGGCGCAGGGTGGCGTCGCATCGCAGCTTGGCGAGGCCCGCGGGATGATCTCGCAGCAGGCCGGCGAAACGGACGGCTGGCGAGCGCGCGACGTTGGAAAGTTTGTTGAGATCAACGGTGGGTTGGCTCAAATTACGGCGGTCGAGTCGGCGAACGTCGCGCATGCCGTCATTAAGCGGGAGCTGGCGGCCGACGTTACTGCGCCGCCGAACAGTTGGGCGTTGGAGTCGTCTATGTGGTCGGTTGAAGATGGCTACCCGCGGACGGGATGGTTCTACGAGCAGCGCCTGGTCGTGGGCGGGTCGCGTCGCTTTCCGCAAAGCGTATGGGGTAGCCGAACGGCGCTCTATTACGACTTCACGCAGGGCATTGACGACGACGAGGGGTTCAACTTTGAACTACCGTCAACCGGACAGATAAATCCGATTCGGCATCTCCATGCGACGGGCGCACTTCTGCCGCTGACGTACGGCGCGGAATTCACGTTGCACGGCGGCGTTGAAAAGCCGCTGACGCCTACGAATGTTCAAATGAAAGCGCGAAAGGTGTTCGGGTGCAATTCCGTTCGACCGGTGCGGATCGGCGACGAAGTTGTATTCGTGCAGCGTGCCGGACGGAAGATTCGCGCAGTCTCATATGATCCGGATACCTATTCGTTTAGCGCCCCGGATTTAACTGTCGTTGCGGATCACATCACGCGCAGCGGGATTGTGAGCATGGCCTACCAGCAAGAACCGTCAACGCCCGATGTGGAGTTGCAAGACCCGTCTTCGGTGCTGTGGTGTGTGCGTGCGGACGGAAAGCTTGCCGTCTTGACGCTGGATCGTGATGAGGGTGTGGCGGCATGGGCGCCGCAGGTCACGGACGGCGCGTTCGAGTGGGTGGCGACCGTGCCGCGTCCGGACGGTGGTGACGAGGTATGGGCGATCGTGCGACGCACGATCCGCGGCCAGACCCGGCGTTACGTCGAACGGTTTGACGATAGCGTGCTATCGGACTGCGCGATTCTGGGGGCGAGCGACGCGGGCCGGACGACATGGGGCGGGCTATCTCACCTTGAAGGTAAGACGGTGTGGTGCAAGGGCGATGGGGTATATCTGGGCGCATTCGAGGTCGAGCGGGGGGAAATCACCTTGCCGCGCAGTGCAAACGCCGTCGAAATCGGTTTGCCGTACACGAACAAGGTAAAGCCGTTGCGCCCTGAAGTCGCGATGGCAACGGGGACGGTGCAGGCGTCGAAGATGAGCGACAGCCAGATTTTGCCGCTGTTCCGTGACACGACGGGTTGCAAGATCGAGACGGCAAACGGAGAAATCGAAGAAGTCCCGTTTCGGACATTCGGTTCCGATTTGCTTGATCGGCCGCCGGAAATCCGGTCGGGATACGAGTCTGTCGGCACGATCGGATGGCAGGACAGCAAAGCCCCCATAACGCTGTTTCAGGACATGCCGTATCCGTTTCACTTACTCGCAATCGTGCGTCAGATCACGTTCAACTCATGAGCATCCGACAAGCTACCGCGGCGGATTTGCCGCGGATTCTCGAACTGGGCGCGCAGCTTCACGCCGAGTCCCCGCGATGGTGCCGAATTCCGTTCAACGTGGATCGCGCGCGCCGGACGATGGTGAACCTGTTGGAGAGCCCGGACGGAACCATCTTTGTGCATGAGTCCGGCGGACAGGTGACGGGCGGAATCGCCGGGATGATTCAGCAGCATTGGGCGAGCGATGCAATCGTGGCGCACGAAGTCAGCTTTTTCATTTCGAAGGACCGCCGCGGCGGTATGGCTGCGTGCCGGCTTATCTGTGCGCTCGATGCTTGGGCGCAGATCCGCGGGGCGGCATGGTTGGCGGTCGGTACATCTACGGGGGTTGATCCTGAATTGACCGCGCGACTGTATGAGCGTTTGGGTTTTACGCGTTGTGCTATCGGATTGGAGCGTGTGTATGGGAATTGAAACAGCAGCAATGATCGCGCTTGCGGTCGGGACGGCGGTTAGCGCTGGTGCGTCGATCATGGCGGGGCAGCGGCAAAAGCAAACAGCAAACGCACAAGCTGAGCTATCGCGGCGGCAGGCTGCACAGGAGCGTGATGCGGCAGTCGCGCAGGCTGAGAAGATTCGACGGGCGGCAGCGCAGCAGCAGGCCGAAGCGACAACGAATCTTGCGGCGGCCGGTGTATCGGTCGGCGCCGGCACGCCGCTACGTATCAGCAACGAGATTTACAAGAACGCCGAAAGCGACGCTTACCAAACCATTCTGAGCGGCAGGCGCGCGTATCAAAGTGGCATGACGCAAGCGGGCATGTTGGAGGCGTCGGGTCGCAACGCGGCGACTTCCGGTTATCTCAATGCTGCGTCGTCCGTGCTGTCTGGCGCGGGACAGGCGGCGCGTTCTGGATGGTTCAAGAAATGAAAATCAGCATTGGAAATTTCGGGAACGCTATCGCGCGGCCTGGTCCGCAACCGGACGCGCCGGCATCGGCGTTTGGTGTGGGCGTATCGGAATCGTTCGCAGGTGTCGGCCGGGCGGCCGCGGGACTTGCTGGCGCGCTTCAGGAGAACGATGAAGCGCAGAAACGAGCCGTGGCAACGCTTGGGCTTGCGAAGGTAGAGAACGGGGCGCATTCAGCATACGACGAGATATCGCGCGGGATACTTGATGGCACCGTCGCGGCGAAGGATGCGCAATCGTTGCTCGCGGCTCGTATCGAGACACTGCGCGCGGACAATCTGGCGGGCATTGACGAGCGCACGCGCGAGGCGATCGCGCCGACGTTGGAAAAGCTGACGGGCGGACTATCTCGTAGCATGGAAGGCGTTGTCTACAAGCGCGGGCAAGACGATGTGTCGGCTCAGATTGTGGACTTGGGCGAAGAATTCAAGCGGTCTGCGATGCGCGACCTTCCGGGCGCCATTGCGAATTTCACGACGGCAGCGCACACGCTCGGCCCGCAGGCCGGATGGTCGCAGGAACGGATCGCGCAAGAGGTAGCAAAATTCAGTTCGTCTGCGTCGTACACGTTCGCGGACGCGACGTTAGACGGAGCCGCACAGACCGGCGACATTGGGCTTGTGCGGGCGGCGCGTGAGCGTTTGCAGGGGCAGGACGGCGAAGTGCTCGACCCGCGTCAGCGGAACGCGCTTATCTCAAAGGGGTATGGGCTGGAAAACAGCATCGAGGCCGCGAACATTCGCGCGGCAGAAAAGGCGCAGCGCGAGGAACAGGTGCGGATTCAACGGGCGAAAGATGCGTATGACGCGACTTTCAAACTCGGGTTGTCCGGCGCCGTGCTGTCCCCGGACGCGATTTCCGAAACGTCCGTGCTCGTCGCCGATACGCCATTTGAAGCGCCGTTCCGAGAACTGGTGAAGTTTCAGGGGCAGCAAGCGCAGTGGGTCAATAAACCAATTCCGGAACAGCGTAGGGAACTGGCCGCGATGCGCTCGATTGCCGCGACGCCAGGACACGGCACAAACCCGGAACAGGCGCGCGTCGTTGACCTGCTGGAACAGACGACGGCCGCCCAAGAGGCGGCCGTGCGCGACAACGCATGGAAGGCGGCGAGCGATCGCGGCATTGCGCCGTTCTCGCCGATCATCGGCGTTGGGAATATCGGAGACGCGCAGCAAATCATCGCGGCGCGGATGAAGGTGATCGGTCAAGTTGAACACTGGACCGGCAAGAAGGAATCGCCGGTACAGCCGGACGAAGCGGTGCAGGTCGGCAAACTGATTCGCGCATTGCCGCCTGACCAAGCGGCATCCGCGCTTTCGTCCTTCGGCAGTCTCATACAGGACGGCGACCGGTTGACGGCGTTGAATAAGCAGCTAGGCGAGAAAGACCGATCGCTTGCTATCGCAATGGCGTATGCGAACGCGAAGACGACGCGGGGTCGCCAGACCGCGGAATTGATCCTGAGCGGTCAACAGGCGTTGGCGGACAAGCGCGTCGATATCGATTCGTCGCGCGTCACCGGATGGCGGGCCGAAATCGCAACGCAGTTGCGTGGAATCTCTCCGGATCAACGCGTCGTTGATGACTGGATCGAGGCGGCGTTTCTCGTCAAGGCGGCGTATGACGTTCAAGGGCTCGGCGGTAGCGTCAATGACGCCGTGAATCTGGTGACAGGCGGTCTGTACGAGCAGCGCGACGGGAGCCGGATTCCGAAGCCGTGGGGCATGGCCGACAACGAATTCGAAAAGCGCATAGGCGGTCTGCAACCGGTGGACTTCGGGCAGCAGGCGCCGGACGGAAAGGTGTACGTCCGTGGGAATTCGGTTTCGCTCGAAGACTTCACGAAACAGCTTTCGTCTGCATCGCTTGTCCATGCAGGGCAAGGGCAATACCGCGTGAAGGCGGGTAACGGGTTTGTGACGAACGCAAACGGCGTGCCGATCGTTTTGAGCGTCGATCCGAATCGGCCGATGGGAACGTATGCGCCAACGAAAGACCCGTTGGGGCCGGCTGCCGATAAGGCGATCCGGGATTCCAAAGTAATTGGGGGCGGGCTTCTCTAAACATGCTTGATCGACTCTACGAAGACGAATTGACGACGATTGCGCAGGATCGCGTAAATCGCTCGCTGCCAGAACCGAAAGCGGACGGGTTGGGGTTTTGGGGGACGGTCTGGCAGTTGCCGAAGGGGATCGGCGCGGGTGTAGTGTCGGCGGGGGCGTTCGCTTCGGACATGATGGGCGCATTCGGCGAAGTGGGCGCGATTGCGTCACAAGCCGATATCGGAAACCTTGTGGATGGCGGCGAACGTGAGCGGCGCGAACGCGAAGGGCAAGCGGCGCGGCGCGGAATCGATAGCGGCGCGGCGTTTAGCACGGGGGTAGGTGCGGAACTCCATGCGACCGCGCGGAACATGATGCCCAGCCCGGAAGCGTCCAACGTTGTGGCGGACGTGTTGTTCGGGTTCGGAAAGGTCGGCGCGGAAGCCGTCGGCAACTCGATGTTGTTTGGTCCCATTGCCGGCGCTGCGGTTACTGGTGCAATGGAGGGCGTAAGCGAGTCCGACCGGCTCAAAGCGGAAGGTGTGGATATCCGCACGCGATCGGCTGTCGGGATGGTGATGGGGGCCGCGACGGCGGCCGGCGTCGCGCTACCCATTGCAGGCAAGACGCTTGCGACGACGGCGGGCCTGGTTGTCGCGGGCGGCCCGGTCACGTTCATCGCGCAGCAGGCAGCGTCGCGCGCGATCCTGAGTCATGCCGGTTACGAAAACCTGACGACGCAATACGACCCGTTCGACCCGGCCGGGCTGGCAATTTCAACCTTGCTGCCCGCCGGTTTCGGTGCGCTCGCGCTTCGCGGCGCGCGCGCGGCGGCGCGGAAGGCGCCCGCACAGTCAACGCCGCTCGACCAGTTGCCGCAGGCAGCGCTTCAGGCACTTCGATACGACGATCCGCGATTTGACGCGTTCGCCGTGACGGCGGCACAGCGTGCCGGCGTTCCGCCTGAAGTGCTGTTGGCCGTGAAGAATGCCGGTGAGCAGTCGGCGAATAGCGCGGCAACGTCGCCGAAGCAGGCGAAGGGCATCATGCAATTCATGGATGCCACTTGGCAGCAGTACGGCAAGGGGCGCGACGTGCGTGACCCGCTCGCGTCGATCGACGCCGCGGCCGACATGATGGCAGACCTTGGTCGCCAGTATGGCGGGAACTGGCGCGCGGCAATCGCGCATTACAACGGCGGCGGGAAGGCTGGCGAAGCAGTGCGGGCGGGGAAGAACCCGCCGTCGACGGAAACAATCAAGTATCTCGAACGGACGGACAGATACATCGCCGAACGCGGCGGCGAGGCGGCCGGCCGGGCGATGGCGAATGATCCGGACGCCGTGGCAGCCGCGCACGTGCAACTGATGCGCGAGACGGTCGAATCGTGGAACCTGAAAGACCCGACCGACATTGAAGCGGCACAGCGACACCTTGCGGCCATCGTGCGCGCATCGGACCAAATGGCGCGTGGTCTGAGCGTCGATGTGAGTGACACGATCCGTTGGGACAACCTGCAAAACGCGGCGGTGCTCGAGCGCATGATCGCCGGTATTGAGAGTGCACGCGCGGATGCGCTCGCCGGAATGGGGAATTATGCCGAGCGTGGCGGCGTTCGATCCATGCGGGCGGAACTGGAACGGCTACGGGCGAGCATGCCCGACGTGTCGGAAACGGCAATTCGGGATTTGACGAAGCGCTACCAACGGGAACGACGCATGTCGTTCAAGGAAGCGAACAAGGCGGCGCGCAAAGAGATCGACCAGACGGGGCGCGCAGCGAACGAGCGTATCGAGTCGCTCGAACGGCAGATTGCGTCAAACCGTGATGCCGAACAGGCCCGGTTGACGATTGACGTACTAGACCGCCAGCTTGACGGCTTGCGTGCCGAGCGCGAGCAGTTCGCGGCGCCTACCTCGCCCATGACCGGTGCGGCCGTTGCAGCACGCGCGGCGTTCGAGCGTTCGGAACCCCGGCCCGCCGCGAGCGGCCAGCCAGCGGCCGATGCGCGATCGCCGGCGGCCGGGGCCAGGAATTCGCCGGCCGCACCACGAAATGCGGTCAGCCCGGCGGCCAAGCCGGCGGAACGCCGTGCGGAGCAGCGACCGGTTCCAGCCGCGGGGCGGAACGGTTTGGAGGCCACGCAGGCCCGTATTGACGAAATGTCGGCCGAGATAGAGCGGTTCGCGCCCGACATGCTCGTCCGCCTTGGTGAAGACGGCGAAGAAATGGCGCTTGCCGACGCGATGGCGTCTATCCGCGACGCGGCCAAACGAGAAATCAACGATGCGCCGCTATTGCGTGTGGCGGTCGAATGCGCAATCCGTAACGGAGTTTGAAATTGAAACAGGCTTGTATCGATGCCGTGAACGCGGCGGCTGGCCGCCGACTAAGCCGGGCTGAACTGCAACAGATCGACGAGCGTATCGGCGCGAACATGCGCCAGCTTGCCCGCAGGGACCGCGCGCGCTGGCAAAGCATGTCGAACGACGCGCGAGTGTTGGAAGCAGCCGAAGAAGGCGCGCGGCAAATTCAGCATGAGGCGGCGCTTAAGGTCATGCGCGCACAGCTTCAGGTGCTGAAGACGGCGGCAACGGACGCCCGGCTTGCCGAATTGCGTGCGTTGTTTCCTGACGCGAAAGAAGGCAACGTGTTGTCACGTGAAATTCAGCAGACGGACCATTACATCACGGGCGTTCGTCGTGACTACATGCGCCGCCTCACCGATCTACTTGCGGCGGTAAAGAGTGGCGAAGGCGTGACGGCTGGCCGCCGTGCGTTGATGGTGGTATTCGATGCGGAGAATCCTGCGATGACGCGGGATTTTGTCACGGAAGTTTTCGGAAACGCGGACGGTTCGACTAGAAACGATCTTGCGCGAAAGGCGGCGCGTGCGTGGCTCGACGTCGCCGAGGAAATGCGATCCCGATTCAACGATGCCGGCGGCGACGTCAGCAAGCTGTCGTATGGATACATTCCGCAACCGCATGATGCACTGAAGATTCGGAAGGCCGGCATTACGCAATGGATCTCCGACACGTTGCCGAAACTTGATCGCTCGCGCTATGTCCGGGAAGACGGTGCCATGATGACCGAAGCGGAAGTAATCGACGTGCTGCGCGAAATCTATACGCCGCTTGCGACGGATGGTCTAAGCGAACTGCAACCCGGTACGCGGGTGACGCAGGGCAGCGGCGCGCACGCGAAACGACACGCCGACCATCGGCAATTGCATTTCGCGAATGGCGATACGTATCTGGAATATCTGTCGTCGTACGGTCAGGGATCGATGTGGAATGCGATGGTAAGCCACGTTAGCGGTATGGCGCGCGATATTGGACTGGTGGAGCGATACGGGCCGAATCCGAATCAGCAATTCAAACTGCAGGATGGGAAGGCGCAGATCGGCGACGGCGGCGCGGCTCGCTTCAGTTGGCAAACGGCGGAATCGATGTGGAACACGATGACGGGTGCTTCGTCGTCGCCGAAGACGGCAAAGATCTCACAGATCGGCTCGCACCTTCGCAATATCGAAACCTTCGGCAAGCTGGCCGGTGCTGTGTTGTCGAGCGTAACTGACATTCCTACTTACTTCGCGACTGTCTCGTACAACCGATTGAGCTATTGGGACGCAATCCGAAGCATCACTGCGCAGTCTTCGAAGGAGACGCGAGACTTTCTGACAATGCACGGGGTCATCGCGGACTCGATTGTTTCCGATTTGAATCGTTGGTCAGGGGACAACCTTGGTCAATCGTGGTCGGGCCAGCTCGCGGCGAGCACGATGAAGCTGTCGCTGATGAACGCGTGGACTGATTCACTTCGGCGCGCGATGTCCATGACCATGATGCAGGGGCTCGCGAAAATGTCGAAGCTTGATTGGGACCGCCTCAACGAGTGGGACCAAACGCGACTCAGACGCGGCGGGATCACATCGGACGACTGGGACGTTATCCGACAAGGGAAGCTGACGGAGTATCAGGGAATGGATTTTCTGACGCCGGAAGCGATCAAGCAATCGGGCAACGCGCGCGCCGATGAAGTGGTAGCAAAGGTGCTTGGATTGATAACCGATGAATCGGAATACGCGTCGTTGAACCCTGACCTTGCGACGCGTTCCATCGCGTCGTTCGGGGGCTTGCAACGCGGCACGATCGGCGGTGAACTGGCGCGATCGATGATGCAGTTCAAGAGTTTCCCGGTTTCGATGATGACAAGGCATTGGCGGCGCATGATGGAAATGCCCGGCACGGCAAACCGTGTCATGTATGGCGGCGCGTTGTTCGCAACCATGACGATGCTAGGCGGCCTGGCGGTTCAGTCGAAACAGGTTGTGCAGGGAAAAGACCCGTTGGACATGACCGATGCGCGTTTCTGGTTGAAGGCGGCGACTCAGGGCGGCGGCCTGAGTATTGCCGGTGATTTCCTGTTGGCGGATACAACGCAGGATTGGGGGAACGGCGCGGCGAACTACATTAAGAATATTGCTGGCCCGTTGATCGGTAGCGCTGCTGACTTGATGTTGATTGCAAAATCGAATATCGACAAGGCCGCAAACGGTGAGGAAACGCACGCCGGGGCTCAATCGGTGCGATGGGCTCGCACTCATTTGCCATACGTCAATCTGTGGTACGCGCGGGCGGCGTTCGATCATGCCGGTCTGTTCGCACTGCAAGAAAATCTGTCGCCGGGCTACCTGTCGAAGATGGAGCGACGGGCGCGCCGTAGCTTCGATCAGGGATATTGGTGGCGCCCGCAAGATGGCGCGCCGTCGCGCGCGCCGGATATTGGTGCGGCGTTTGGAGGGTGATATGAGGGACGATCAACGCGAACGATTGAACGATCTTTCGGAACGGCTGGCGGACGTTTTCTTAAACGAGGCAGACCCGGACAACTGGAGCGGGTCCGGGAAACTCCCGTGCGACATGACGAAGGACGAGCGCGGCAATAGGCATTGGGATCGAAAGGGTGCTATCGGAACAGCCGCCGTATTGCGCTATGCGATCGATCTGATTGATTGGGCGAAGGGCAACCGGATCAACGATCCGGCTGCGCAGTCGGATCGCGATGCCGAGCTTGATGACAAGATCGCGGAGGCCGAAAGACGCGCGGAACGCGCGGCGGCGCGAGTGGTTGCGAAGGCGAAGAAGACATGCGAACGGTAACAGGGGATGCGGAAGAAAGTTAGTTTTCTCGCGTTCTTTCTGATGTGGGCGGATCGGATGCGTTGGGAAGTGCCGGATATCCACGTGCGCGCGGTTATCTGGATGGAGCACCGCGGCGACCTTGCGGTTCTTCGTTGCTTCCGTGGCTTTTCGAAATCAACGATTCTCGCGATCTATAACGCGTGGCGCTATCACGACGATCGGACCTATCGAATTCTTCACCAATCGGAATCGGACCCGACCGCGTACAAGACGAGCCGCGACACAAAGAACGTGTTGCGCAATCATCCGCTGACGCGGGATTTGCTGCCGCCGGGACGCGGCACCGTTGAACAATGGTGGTGCATCGGTGCGATGGACGAGCGAAACGCAAGCATGTACGCGAAGGGCATTCTTTCCAACGTGACGAGCGCGCGCGCCGACGAAGCACAGAACGATGACGTTGAGGTGCCGCGGAACATTCAGACTCCGGAAGCGCGAGAGAAGCTGCGCTATCGGCTCGGTGAACAGACGCACATTCTCGTGCCGGGAGGGCGTACGCTGTACATTGGAACGCCGCACACGCACGATTCCCTCTATGACGAAATCGAAGCGATGGGCGCGGACTGCCTGACAATTCGCATGTTCGAACGTGAATACCGCATCGATCGCGCGAAGACGAAAACTGCGGCCGTTCCGTTCAAGCCGGAATACGTTTTTGTCGGAATCGGCAAGGATGCGCGCTTGTTGGAGGAAGGGCGCGACTATCGATACTCACACGGGAAAACCACATTCACGACGGCACCCGATGCGCTAGTCGATTGCTACGCGGGTTGCGCGTGGCCGGAACGTTTCGATCGCGCGGAACTGTTGAAGCGGCGCCAGAGAACGCGCACGATCAACGAATGGGATAGCCAGTATCAACTACACAGCAAGCCGATTCACGATTCGCGGCTTGACCCTGAACACATCAAGGCATATGACGTACACCCGCGCGTCGAATCGGCGAACCGCGGCATTCGGATGATGCTTGGCAACGTGCAGATTGTGAGCGGCCGGGCCTATTGGGACCCTTCGAAGGGCAAGATCGGCGGCGACGCTTCGGCATTCTCGTTGATGCTCGATGACGGATACGGCAATCACTATTGGCATGTCGCTGAACCGTTGACAGGCGAACTTGCAGAATTTAGCGACGAACGGAATACGAAAATCATCGGCGGTCAGGTGATGCAGCTTGCGGCTTTGGCGCGCCGCTTCAACATCGTACAGGTGTGCGTCGAGACAAACGGGATTGGCGCCTTCGTGCCGACCGTGCTTAAGCGCGCGCTAAAACAAGAGGAGTTGCGATGCGCGGTCAAGGAAGTCGTGCAGTCGAGCAACAAGAATGAGCGCATTCTCGCCGGCCTAGAGTCGCCGCTTGCGTCTGGTGTGCTGTGGGCGCACGTCGATGTGTTGGACGGGCCGATGTGGGATCAGATGAAGGATTGGAATCCAGTTATCAAGAACCAGCCTGACGACTACTTAGACAGCGGCGCGGGCGCGATCCTGCAAGCGCCGGTACGCATCAACCATCTTGTCGGGAAACCGACAGCGGATGTGGGGAAAGATTGGCGGCAATCAGCGGGGGTCTACGACGTGACCTTCGAGAACTAGCGCCGTCCCGGCGGCGCGCCCTAGCGAGGCCGCCCGTGTCTGTTCCGATTCAACAAACCGTCTTTCGTTACGTCGCCAACGGCGCAACGAAGCAATTCGCGTACGAATGCTATGTCATCGAAGCTGACGACCTGGCGGTGTACGTCAACGGCGTTCGCCAGTCGTCCGGATATACGGTTTCCGGTGTCGGAAACCAGAACGGCGGCGACGTGATTTTCAGCAGCGCGCCCCCGAAAGGCGTTCGAATTCGGATCGAGCGCGACGTTTCGATCAAGCGCGAGAATCAATATCAGTACCTGGGCGACTTTCGGTCGCCGACCGTGAATGATGATTTTGATCGTCTGTGGATGGTGCTTGCACGCGTCGCGTATTTCCTTGGGTTGTATCCGGGGCAGTCGTCGCGCGCGTTGATTCTTGGCCCCGACGATATCGACGGGGTGGGCGCATATCGGGCACACGAAAACCGAATCGCCAATCTTGGCGACCCGATCGACGCAGGCGATGCCGTAAACCTGCAAACGCTGTTGCTCAAGCTGGCGGAATCCGCGGAAGTTGGCCCCGGCCAATCGGTGCTTGATTTTCTGGCATCGGCGACCGGGAGCAGCTTTGTAGGCTTCATGCAGGCCGGCGCGGGCGCGGTTAGGCGGACGCTTCAGGATAAGGCGCGCGAGCGCGTGAGCGTGGATGACTACTTCAAGGTCGGGGACGCGGATCATACGGAAGCGTTCGTCCGTGCAACCAATTTCCTGAAGGCGCGAGGCGGCGGCATCATCGAATGCCCCGGCCCGTTGTACGTCGCACGCGGTATCACGGTTCCCCGGTTTGTGCTGATCGAGGGCAGAGGTGCGGGCGCAACCGAACTGCGTTGCGCGGGCGGGGTGAATACCGACTTCATCACGTCCGAATCGTTCGCGGCGTTGACGGGCTCGGGGCTTGATGTGGTCAGCGACTCACGCGTGCCTAGCTGGTTCGGGCTGCGTTCGCTTCGCGTGGATGGCAACCGGGACAGCAACACGCAGGGTCGTGGCGTCGCGTTCTACGGCGCGAACGTCATCATCGATGACGTGCTGATCCGCAAGGCGGCCGGCGACGGACTGTATACCGAATACGCCGCGAGCATTTCCGGGTTGGGGGACTGGCGGGCGCAGGAAGAAGGCTATGTCCGCAATCTCGTTGTGCGCGAGAACGGCGGTGTCGGTTGGCGTAACCGCGGGCCGCACAACGTCCACATGGACAACATCGTCGGTTGTCTGAATGACGATTGGGGTTACGTATCGGAGATTGCTGCGGGCGTCTACAACGGTGCGCCGACTTACTGTTCCGTTCTTCATTGTTACTCGAACGACATGAAATGGACGCCCGATACCGGCCGTGTGCGCCGGAATATGTATATCGGCGTGAACATGTCGTGCGCGCTGTTGGTGGTCGATGGCGGGCATTGCGAAGTGCGCGGCAGTAGTTCGCTGATTGCAATCGTGAAGCAGTATTTTGGCGGGCAGGGCGGCGACGCCCTGTTGCTGTCGGGGAGCGATATCAAGGTCGGAACGCACTACGGGATCATGCGTAACGATAGCGTGTCGCAAGGTAGCGCCGTTCTGCGCATCTCAGGAAACTATAACCAGATCGGGACTTCCCAAGTGCTCGGCACGCTCAACCGATTCGACGGCGTAATCATTACCGGCGTAGGCAACACGATTAATGACCTTATCGCGAGGGAGTGCAGGACGGGGCTGACGGTCACGGGCTCGCAGAACCGCGTGCGCGGACTGCTGATCCGCAACGCCAACGGATTCCGTTACCAGCGGCCGACCGACGTTTACGGCGGCTATAACCGGATCGAGCTACGGATTTACCACAACACGGCCGGTGCAACGTACGTATCTGGCGACGCGCCAATCGCCGATCGTGACGTGTTCGACGTACAGGCGAATGGTTTGCCGGAAGGTTCGAAAGCTACGCGCTCGCTGTTTCAGGTGGGCGCGCTTCCGATCGATACGGACGTGGCGCAATACGTGACCATTCCCCACAGACTGCTTTGGCCGTGTCGTACGCGCGATGTGCGCGTGACGATGACTGGCCTTAGCGTCGCACCGGCTCAGTTCGCTTACTGCCGGGTTCGCACAGTGACAGATACGGAAATCGAATTTTCATACCGCTGTAACGCGGCGTCGAGCCCCGGCGGGCAAGTCACGTTCGCATTTGAAGCACAAGTCAATTGAGGAGGGCCAATGGCATTCAAGAAAATCTCCAAGCCGGAGCATTACGTCGTGCAGCTTGACGACGCTGGCGCCGTCGATGTGGTAACGCTTCGCGCCGTCGAAAGCGTTGTCGATTCCGAAACCGGGGCGGCCATCAGCGACGCAACCGCGATCGTGCCGATCGTGAATTTCTCTGATAGTGCGGACATGCCGGGCGCTCGCGCGGGGCTCGTCGCGCTGCGCGAACTGATCGACTCGGCCGTCGCGCGCACCGGAGCGGCGGCGCGCAAGTCTGACAACGCGACCGGGGAGCCGGTATGAACCTGACGGACAATTTCACGCTGGAAGAATTGACGAAAAGCGACACGGCGGCGCGGCTGACGATCGACAACACTCCGCCCGCGGCGATCGTCGCGAACTTGCGTTATACGGCGCACGTGCTGGAATTGGTGAGGGCGTGGCTCGGGAACAATGCCATGCGCGTCACGTCAGGCTATCGTGGCACGGCCGTCAATCGGGCGGTCGGGGGCGCGGACAACAGTGACCACGCGAAGGGGCTGGCTGTCGATTTCGGTTGTCCTGGCTACGGGCCGCCGCTCGCGGTGTGCCGGCGGCTTGCCGCGTCGGACTTGCCGTTCAACCAACTTATCTACGAAGGGACATGGACCCATATCGGTATTGCACCGCCGGGGACGCGCGCGCGGCGTGAAGTGCTTACGGCGCACTTCGCGAACGGCAAGGCGACCTATACCCGCGGATTGCCGGCGTAGGGGGGCTGCATGCAGTTGAGCGACCATGAAAAGGAAATCCTCAAGCTCATCGCAATCGGGGCGGTGATCGGCTTCGGCAAAGTATTGGTCGGCGGCGAGCGTTTGCGGCTTCGCCTAGTGCTTGGCCGCATGATTATCGGCGCCGGGCTTTCGACCAGTGCTGGCGCCGCACTCATCATGTTCAACGAGCTATCGCCTACGGCACTTGTCGGCGTGGCGTCAATCATCGGGATTATGGGGCAGCAGGCGCTAGAGGTCTTAGTTCAACGTGTCCTCGGGAAGTCGGTCGGGCCAGATGCAGGGTCCACCGACGCCTGATGACACGCGCAACACTGCGCCACCTGTCCGATTCAGGCGGCGCTTGAGGCCGCTGTGATACATCGGTGCTTGAAGCCCTTGGTGCCTGCCACAGGAACATGAGGTGTGCGGTTACGGTTTCTTGGGTGGTTGATGTTGCCAATAGTTCTTACTTTGTTGCACCAAGTGCGCTATCTCCGGCGGTGTTAGCTCTCGCCCGTCGTCAGTACATGGCCCCTTAACACGAGCCTCGGGCTTCGAATTCTTCGAATCGGATACCCGCCGATCGGGCGGTTTACAACTGTACTTCTTCGATTCATCTGCCTTGACGCCTAGAGTGCGTGGGTCGGGGGAGCTAGCGTGGTGTCGGCGCCAAATTATGGAGCAGGCAAAGACAAGGATTGCAACGCCAACAATCCCGGCACTTAGAATTTCCATCGTAATTCTCCTGCGACTACCTCTACCACTCGGGGGGCGAGTCACCTCGCGTCCGCGCAGCCGAACGGACACCTAAAAGTATAGAAAGGTATGCAGGCCTGTGCGTCCGGAAACTGAGAAACGGTATTACCCAGCTACAGGAGGCAGGGATGCTGTATGGGCATACAGCATATTTCAAGATAAGATGGGGTCGTCAAGAGGCGGAAAACGGGGGGCGAGCATGTGCACCAACTACCGCGCACCGGACGAAGACCCCGGCATCAGCGAACTGAAGATCGGTATCGGCAACCTGTTCCGGCGCGATCCGTGGGAACGTCTGGTATCGGATCGGCCTGGTCGGCTGGCAACCGTACTGCGTCGCCGGCATTTGGCGACGCTACGAGGACGCGGACGGCCGGTCGTTGATCGGAATGTGCATGCTGACCGTCAATGCTGACGGGCATGCCGTCATGGGGCGCATGCACAAGCCGAACGACGAGAAGCGATCGGTCGTGATTTTGCGGCCCGAGGACTATGATGAATGGCTGCACGCGACGAATGACGAGGCCGCGCGTGAGATGTTGCAGGTCTATCCGGCCAATGAACTGGCTGCTGAGCCGAAATGAATTGGCGGTCACTCGTTACCGCATGGCGCCCATGGTGTAAGGAATGAAATATTTCCTTGTTTCAATTGGTAGTGAATGCGTGGGGTAAAGCGAAGATAAATTGATCGGCTAGGGGCATGCTTCGAACTTGCGCTATGTTGGCCGTGATGTGCTATCCTCGCGATGGGGTTTGAATAATTCTAATGTAACCATGGGAAACGAGGAATAACTCCTCGTCGGGGCGTTATGAGAAAAAGTAAAATTTCAATTCATTTTGACGGGCCAATTGCAAAAGATCACGCAATTCAGTTGCGTACATTTACAAAAACTCTCGGTCATATTCAATCGTCAATTGATAGGGCGTACCTGGATATAAAAACAGAAGATGGCATTGCAAAGAATGCTAGACTTCGTAATGAGGATTACGGTCCAACCGATTTTTTGATGAGTCAAACTCGAGAGGGGGGATTCATTGCGGACTTGCTGGGTACTGATGATGGTAGCGGCGAAATCGTCAAACGGATTGATGATGCTGTAACGCCGGCATATGAAAAGGCGCATGAGCAGACGCGTACACCTGATCCGATTGAGCGTGAAAATCTAATCGATCAGGTACAGAAGCGAGTGGACAATTACAAGGCGGGGGCGCAAGAGCCTATCCCGTACGACGAATTTTTTGTCTCGCCGGGTGTGCGCGAAATCAGAGCTTATGGCGATCGGTCGATCGTGAAAGAGTTTGATCAGATTGCTTCTGCCATTCGAGCGCGTGACGGTGATGGAAGCTCTGTGGAGATTTCCTTGTCTGCGGGAAGGGCGCTGTCAACATACGTTTTTGATCACAGAGTATCAGCCACGTTTCACGAGGTCGTATCAGTTAGAACTCTAGGTGATCCGGTTGAAATCCCGATTACGCTGCGCAGCTTGGATTCTGGCAATGGTGGAACGTCGAAGGCGAAAGCGCACAATTTGATATCAAATAAAGAATTCAACCTTCATATCCACACTGACAGGGGATTCTCTAGCTTGAGACGATTCCTGAGGAAGCGTAATCCAATTAAATTTAGCATTATCGCTTGTCCTATTTATGAATATGGGGCGTTTGATCGGTCTGCCGGGGATATGTATTTCATTGCCATATTTAATACGGAACTTTGAAGGCGTGCCCTAATATTTAAAGGGGACCGATTTATGCAGTTGCCTGACGCCGCCGTTGGCTCAATTATTGCCGCGGCTATCGCCGGACTTGTGGTTTTTGTCTCGACAGTACTAACTAAAGAGCAGAAAACGTCGGAATTTCGTCAAACATGGATTGATGAACTGAGAAAGGATATTTCGCAGTTCATTTCCGGCGCTACGGAAGTCACAGCGTTGATGCGTGAGAAGGCGGGGGACAAGAAAGCGCAGGTGGATTTCGCTTCTGATAATTTTGAATTGATTCAACAGCTTCAGTCTGTTGAGCATCGGATTGTTTTGAGGTTGAATCCGAAAGAGCATGCAGACCTAATTCGTTTGGTGACTGGTTTTAGGGGGAAGATGAAGGCTGCGTATGCTGGTGGTAATCGGATAAACGACGAAGAGCGCCTTACAAAGGAGTTGCTCGATGAAACGAAATCGGTCTTGAGTGCGGAGTGGAAGCGGGTTAAGCGAGGGGAGCCGACCTTTCAATATGTTAAGTGGATTGGGATTGGATTGGCTGCGATGATGGCTATTTGGATTTTCCAATTATACTTAACCTATAAGCCATCCCCGGAAAAAGACAAGGAAGAAAACCATTCCGCAAAAAACGTGCCGACTCAAGTTTTTGTTGATAATCATGCGCAGATTTCCTCTTGTGTTACGCAGGAAGGTCCGCATACGGATCATTCGTCAAGCAAGTTGCACCGACCGAAGTACCGGACCCCTGCACCTCAGAAATGTGAGCCCATGAAATGA